CAACAGTTGCTGAAAGTGGTTGACGGAGAGTATCCTTTGTTGTATAATAACTATGTGCAGTCGAGAATCAAACTTGAGACGGTGATGATCATGAATCAATTCCTAAACTTCTTTCCTATGTGGACCAAAAGGGTTGATGATGATTTGATCTTTCCAGATTTTATTCAAAAATGCACAAAATATGCACCGTTTTTGAACTATGATGTGACTAAATACAAACACGCACTCAAGTCACAAATGTGTGCAGTAGTTTAATACATCGCAATATATCGTTAATAAGGAATTTAATATGAACTTCGCAAATCTTAAAAAATCATCTGGTAACTTTGACAAACTTACCAAAGCCATTGAACAACTCAATGCAACACCTGCATCTAAAGATGACAAGTTCTGGAAACCAGAAGTTGACAAAGCAGGTAACGGATACGCAGTTATCCGGTTTCTTCCCGCACCTGAAGTAGATGGAGAAGAAGGTCTTCCATGGGTTAAAGTATTCAATCACGGCTTTCAAGGTCCTGGTGGTTGGTATATTGAGAACTCTCTTACTACTCTTAATCAGAAAGATCCAGTCTCTGAGTACAATACTCAACTTTGGAATTCTGGCGTAGAAGCAAATAAAGAGATTGCTCGTAAACAAAAACGTCGCCTTTCGTATATCTCTAACGTCTACATTGTTGAAGATTCTAAGAATCCAGATAATGAAGGTAAAGTCTTTCTCTTTAAGTTTGGTGCAAAGATCTTTGATAAGATCAATGAAGCAATGAATCCTGCATTTGAGGATGAGAAGGCAATGAATCCATTTGATTTCTGGACTGGTGCCAATTTCAAACTCAAGATTCGCAAAGTCGAAGGGTATCAGAATTATGATAAGTCTGAGTTTGCTGCACCTGGTCCTTTGCTTTCTGATGATGGCAAACTTGAACAGATTTGGAAATCGGAACACTCTTTGAAAGAGCATCTCGATCCATCTAACTTTAAATCATATGATGAATTGAAAACTAAACTTAATAAAGTATTAGGTTTGGATGGTGGTGCACCTGTTGCACGGACTACGGTTGAACAGGCAAAGGCAGCACCTAAACGTGTTGAATCATCTACTGTTGATGAGGATGATGACATGGACTACTTCAGCAAACTCGCTGAAGAAGCATGATTTAATTATTGACTGAATTGAAAGGGAGCTTCGGCTCCCTTTTTTATAGAAATCCGGCGCGATTCAATGAATCATAGATATGCACCAATACTGGTGTATTATCTCTTTGTGATGCAGTCGTTGATGCAGCACTCTTTTCATTACCCATATTGTTGGTTGTATTGGTAACAATAGGACCAGATGAACCACCACCTGATGTTGATGATTGTTCCATATTTAAATCAATATTTTGATTAGTTGTTTCAGATACACCAGATGATGTTGGCATAGGAGTCATTGGTGGTGCACCAGATGAACCACCAGATGATGATCCCGAAGGTGACATACTAGATCCAGAACCACCAGGTGATGATGATTTATTGGGTATTACTTGTGCAGTTGGAGATGAAGATTTTAAAGTTCCATCTTCATTATAAAAAGGACTCTTCTCTTTATCCCATTTTTCTTGTTCTAATTTTAATTTATTTCCAGTCGTAGTCACTGGACGATTTGGATGTCCTGGTCTAGCATTATTATTACCACCTACGAGTGAAGATGCACCTTGTTCAGGTGCAACACTACCATCACTTTCTGCTAATTTTTTTAATGATTCTATACCACCATATTTCATAATCATTCGCTCGTCACCACTTGCAATCACGGCAGCGGCATCTTTAGGTGTTAGTTTACTCATATCAGGTACTAATTTTATCTGATCCGATAACCAGCTTGCTAAAGCCAAAGCTGAAGTTATTCCCAGAATTACCATACCCACTGGTCCAGTGAAGAATGTCACTAATCGACCAAAGAATGGTATCATTTTCTTTATAGTTGATAACCAAGGAATACCATCTAACATACTCATCAACATATCAAGAAAACTAGATCCACCAGTCTTACCTCCAACTAAAGTTGCAGTACCAGTGGAAGAAGTAAATGATTTTAATGCTTTTAGAAATTGTTGATGTCTTCTTTCATCCTCATTCATTGCCTCTTCTTGGAAGTTCTTTTTAACTTCCATAGTTCTAACATCAATTTCATGGCTCTTTTGTAGAAATGCTAGAATTTTATTCAGAACATCAACAGAACCACCACCAATGTTGCCTGTCTCTTTACCTAATGCGGTAGCAGTACCTTTACCTGAAAAGTAACTAATATCTTCTTTACTGCGACCCATCATTCTACCAAGCAATGCAGGCGCCAATGAACTACCACCAGTTAGTTTCTTTGCAATGTTCAATGGATCATATCTTTCTTTGGCACCCATCGCTTTCGCTTTCATTCTATCTGATATTGCACCTTTGATGGATGATCCAACACCTTGACCGGACATAATTCGTCCAGTAATCAATGATGATAGTTTTTGTCCTCTAATTGAACTTGCTGTTGAATAGTCCATTATTGTCTCTTGTATTGTGGATTATCTGAACCTCTGTCTGAACTTGACGCAACTGTTGTTTCTTTATTTAAAACATTCGTTGTATTATTCACGACAACTGGTTGTGCGCCAGATCCTTGACCTAATGATTTTTTCATGTCGGCATTGTTCATAGAAGAATCATTTAATGAAGATCCAACAGTAGTATTATTTGTTTGTAATTTTGCTTTTGATGTTCGGTCAGCGTCTAGAGCCGCACCAACTTCTTCAGGAGAGTTGTGTGCTTTGTTAAATCCACCTGGCGCTTTATAAAAAGTTTCTCCTTTTTTTAAATCAACATTAGGTAATGTATTTTTAAATAAACTTTTTGCTTTTATGTCATAAGGAACACCAACAGATGCAAATTCCATTGCAAGTGCTAGTATAGCGGCATCTCTTGTTGCTCCTTGTTTTCCGCCAATATAATCATCAACCGCACCTCGACCTCCACTACCTTTGGTGGTTAAACCTTTAGCAAACAACATGTCTTGCGTGTCTTTATTTAAATATGTTTTATCTGGATCAAGGCCCAGTTTTTCAGCCATAACTTTCATTGTGCCGGGAATAAGTTGATATTTACCAACAGCAAATAATACATTTGGATCGGATGCATCCAACAAGCCTCCAGCCTTTAATTTTTTATTCGTTCTTTTCAAATAATCAGTAATTGTCATTTTACTGAAATCTATATCATTTTTTTGAAGGTACTTACCTTCATCTTTTTTAGCAAGCCAAAAATCTCCTCTATTATATGCATTATATCCTTTTCCTCCACTTTCATATTTTGAAATATTGGTTGCTAAGGCTTCTCTTCCAGTAAGAACGGCTGTTGCAGTGGCGGCACCAGTAATTATTTTTGTAGCTGATGGTTGTGCAGTTGGTGGCTTAGTAACAGGTGGTGGTGCGGGTGCAGCCGAAGGAGGCGCAGGTTCAGGTTTAGAAACTCGTTTAGCAGTCTCTACTGGTTTAACGGGCGGTTTGACAACTTCCGGTGGAGGTTTAACCACTTCTGGCGCTTTAACTGGTTCTACTGGTTTAGCAGGAGCAGGAGTAAGTTTAACTGGTTCTGGCGCTTTAACTGGTTCTACTGGTTTAGCAGGAGCAGGAGTAGGTTTAGTGGGTTCTACTGGTTTAGCAGGAGCAGGAGTAGGTTTAGTGGGTTCTACTGGTTTAGCAGGAGCAGGAGTTGGTTTAGCAGGTTCTGGTTTCGGTGACACACCAGGTTTAGGAGGTGTTGGCGGTTGCGCTTCTGGTGTTTTCTCTGCCGGTTTTGGTTTTGCAATTACTGCAACTGCTCGTCTATTTCGTTTTGTCGCCTCATTAAAGACATTCATCACTTCATCGTGGCGTCTTTGATTTGCTTGTTGTCTCTCATTCTCAAACTTAATTGAAGAATGATTGTCTTTGATCTGAGACTCACGAGTCTTGACCATAAAAGAATAAATATTCTCTAGTATCTCTGTTGCTTTTCTAGAATCACCAGATCCATGACCTTGATTCATCACATTATCAAATCGATGAATTCTTTTTCTATTTGCAAAGTAATCAATATCTTCTTTGCTTCGACCAGTCATTCTACCAAGTAATGCAGGACCTATTTTTGATCCACCAGTTAACTTAGATGCAATGTTCAACGGATCGAATTTCTCTTTAAGACCCACCATAGACGCCTGCATCCTATCAGATATGGCACCTTTAATAGAACCACCGGACATTAAATTATTAACAATTAATGCCGATAGTCCTGTCTTTCTTGTTCTTGCCGCCTCGTGATAGTTCATCTAATTCTTCGTTCGTTTAACTTCTGTTTTAGTTTTAGATTTTCCTCTTCAATATACTGAATTAACATACCAACATAAATGTCTCGTTCCCACGGCATCATATTCTCTAGTTCAGTTAGACTATACTTATGATGTTGCATCAAAGAAAAATTAGTTTTATAATAGTTTCTAAGATTCTCATGACCAAATATTATTCGAAAAAACTTTCGAGTCCTTGTACGTCAAGTGAGTGTTGAAATCCACATTTCATACACCGCATTTCAATCTTCTTCTCTAACTTAGGGAGATCAGAAAAGAACTCTTCAATCTTTTTGAATTGATTTGTATTGAGTGATTCGATGAACTCAACTAATTCTTCTCTTGGTGTTTCTCTGGCGTAATACATCTGTTCGCCATCGTAAATGTAATCAACAGAGTCTGCAATCATTTCAAATGCAATATCTGAAATACTTTCGAGATTAGATAAACGAGATACGATTGAGTATTCTGGATACTTTAACTTCATCGACACTTTATCGGTGATCTGAATAACATCATCACCATCTTTGATGTTGGTTACTTTAATGTCTAGAATGTTGAATTCAGATTCC